AAAGAGAAATATCAAAGAGAGAATAACGCACAACAGGAATCATCATTAAACGATGACGAGATTCCATTTTAGGAGGCTATAATGGCTGGTACAAACAGAGTCCACAAGATTGGAAAAGAAACCAGAACATTTTCTATTCAAATAGAAACAGAGATTATTGAAAAACTCCGTGCGATTGGAGATTTAAAAGGACATAGTCTTGGTTATATGTTTAGAAAGGCTGCTGATGATATCATCAGTGATAAAACTTTTGAAAATATTAAAAAGGTTTTTACTGATGAGATTAAAAGATCTCTTTTGATTAGAGGGGAAAGCCTTCCCGATGGACAGAAATACTCTGAGTATGTAGCTGACCGCATTGTTCAGTCAGTTGATAAGAAACTTAATAAGTAAACATGGAGAGGGGGGGGGAACCCCCTTTTTATTAGGAGAAGTAAATGGAAAATAAAGATACAGTAGGTTTAAAAGTATATGACCCTGGGTTCATGATAGATCATTTGCTACAAGATTTTGATAGCAAAATATTTTTAAGAGAATTTGTACAAAATAGTCTTGAAGCAATACAAAATACACCTAGTGGAAGAGGAACAATTATAATTGATTGGGATACAGCAGAGCTTGAAAAAAGCCTTCAGAAAAACAACCCTGTTTACAAAATTAGAATTACAGACAATGGAGTTGGAATGGATGAAGATGCTCTCAACAAAATGTCTGATCTTTTTAGAGAAAAAACCACTAATGATTATGTAAACTTTGGCATCGGTGCAAAAATGAGCGGATTAGAAAGAAGTCCTATAGGAATTGTGTATACATCATGGGTTGATAATGTTGGGAGGTCCTTGATTTTGCATAAAAATAAAGGTAAATATGGTATTCAAGCACAGCTAGATGATGAAAATAATCCACAAACTGTACTCAATGGATATAAAAAAAATAACATACCTACAGCAAACAGAGGTAAATGTTTAATTCAAGACCATGGAACATCTGTTACTTTGCATGGAAAGCACGAAGAAGATAACACTTTTGACAATCCAAATCCTCACGAAAAAATAAATGTTAATTGGATTCCAAAGTATTTAAACAGTCGTTACTACACAATACCTCAAGAAATATATTTCTGCTCGTCAAGAAGAAAGGAGAAAAATTCTTCTATGATGCGTGACAGAATACTAGGGCAAAAATATTTTTTAGACATAAACAAAAAGAGTAGCGGAACTTTAAACTTGAAGTTTGAAGATAAGCAATATGATGCAAAAGTACACTGGTGGATTTTACAACAAAATAAAAAACAAGCTGGACACTATCCCGAAACAGGCGGTACATCAATCTTATTTGAAAATGAATTATATTACAGTGCAAATAGTAAAAGCACAAAAAGAATGGAAATGTTTGGAGTTATTGAGGATTATTCGCATATTCAAATTATAGTAGAGCCAGAATCTTACACAGGATTTAAAGCTCATCACTCTCGATGTGAGCTTAGAAGAACACTATCTGAAGATGAAAAAAAAATAATGCCTTGGGAAACCTGGGGTAAAGAGTTTGAAAAGAATATGCCTATTGAATTACATAATCATATTCAAGAAAAAATAAACAAGCAAATAAAAAACACAAGCTCTTTTGTTAGTGCAGCGATACAAAATTTTGAAAAAAGAATGAAAAACCTTGAGGCAAACATAGATGCTATTTTACATTCTAAGGGTAAAGAAACAGACAATGTTTCAGAAGGTGATAATGTAACGCATGGTAATTATCATGGCGAAAGCGAGAACCCAAGACCAAACCCTCCGAAGCCAGATCCAGTCCCACCTAATCCTTCAAACAACCTTCTTGTTAAACCCGGAGCTGAAAGAAAGAAGACATTACCTTTTAAAAATAAAACTATAAAATTTGTATGGATTGAGAACAAAGAAGAATATATGGATGGAAAGATTGCTGAATACTCTGAAAAAACTAACTTAATAAAAGGAAATAAATGTCATCACATATTTGAAGAAAACTTCAAGCTAGTATTGGAAAATGGTAGTTTTAAAAAAATTACCACTAGCCAATCTGTTTTAAGAAAAGCCTATTATGATACAATTGAATATAAAATGGTTGTAGCTATGCAGTATGCTAAAAAATTTAAAAGAGAGCTAGGAATAGAGAACTTTAAAAATGTATACTCAAATGAAGCATTGTTACTAACAACTACACCAGACGATGCTTTTATAAAACTAATGATAAACTTCTGCCAACAAGGAAAGAAGAATCAAGAAAATGAAAACAAAGAAGCTGCGTAGGGTAATAAAAGAGGGGGAGTAATCCCCCTTTTTTAAATAAGATAACCTATAATTAAACCAACAACCCCACCTATGCCAAGCAATGCAATGGAAGCATACCTAAACTTTTCCCAAACAAAGGTTAGGTTCCCTTGCTTTTCACGCAGAAACTTCTCAACATTATCTATAGCTTCCATAGCTGACTCATCAAAGTCAGTCTTGTCTAAAACATATTCTTGAAGGATGCTCTTATCTTCTAAGACAACACCCTCAATAATCTTCTCTTTCTTTTTTCTAGCCACATTTAACTCCTATTTTCTAAAAAACTTAGCGGCACTTCTTACACCATAGCTTGCTGCCACTATAACTCCCAAGCTTGCAGTGTACCAGGTTGGTGCCTTATCTAATGCCGCAAACCCATCCATTACAATCTGTACACCAGTAGGACCTGTAAAGCTAAGTATTAAGGGTATAGACCACAGGGCTAGAATCCACTCATCTTTAAGACTGTCTTTTGAGGCTTCTGCCATTGTCTGATCCCAGTCAATCTCACCTGTTGCCATTTTAGTTTTACGTTTCTCAACAGCAACCTTAAGCTCACCTTTAGCTTTAGTTTCCTCAACTTTATTATTCATCCATGCTGTAGCAACACCACCAACAGCATTAATTATTCCACTGAATATCATACCCAAGGCTCCCTTTTTCCACCGTCATACCAACGGGCATGACCTTCTTCGACTAGTTTCTGACAAACACTGACACCGTCTTGTGTAAGAGGGGTGCCGAGGATCCGACCAAACTTACCTCTCTCATCCTTCTCTGTCTTCATAAGAAACTCTGTCCTGACCAAAGCAGATAACCGTGCTTTAGCCAGAAGACCTAGTTTCTTTTCTTCTGTATTACGAGTCCGAGACTCTGGTGTATTTATATTATGTAGCCTTACCCTTTGGTCTCTAAGCCACACACCAAAACCAAGATCTAAATCAGCGACTAAAGTATCCCCGTCTATTATTCTGACAAGTGTACAATTATATATAAATGGTTGCATTGATTTCATCCTACTGTGGAACCATACCAGAAACAGAACGAACAAACTCTTGGATACCAGCGACAACATGAAGCCTGTTTCCTGTGGCAGCAGTTGCTTTTAATATCTCTGCTGGTTGAAGAACAAGATCTTTTGTTAATAACTCAACAGTCCCATTCGCACCAACGGCTGCGACTTTAAATAAACTAAATACATCTGATCCATTTGTCAGTGTTAGAGTAATGGTATCTGCATTACCTGTATCCTCTGATACAAGAATAGAGTTTACGATTACAAAATCTACAGTAGATGGGGCTGTGTAAAGAACCGTTACACCTGTCCCGGTTAAGTCTAATTTAGCATTAGTAACTCTCTGTATATACTGAGGATAACTATCTATAAACATCAACCAAACCTATGCTTCTGTGACTTAGGTGGGGATTTCTTACTACCACTTTTCCCTGCCCAAAATAATTTGTTTGCCCAGTATGCTGCACTTGTCTTACCCTTCTTAATGTTCTTACCGTGCCGTGCTTTAAAAGACTTCCGGGCTTCGGGACTGTAGTTATGTCCCATACCCTGCGCTCCAAACCTAATAACCTTTATCTTACCATCAGGTTTACGAACAGCAACAACTGCTTTTTTAGTTTTATGCCCAGGGGTTCTCTTAGGTTTATTTAAACCCGTCAATCCCACACGTTTTAATCTACTCTTTTCTGAATCAGATAGACTCATTTCCTATACCGCCTTGTTTTTTTTGCAATCTTCTTAGGTTGTTTAGAAACCTGTTTACCTTTTTTAGTATCTTTCTTTTTCTTTCTGCTCGTTGCGGCATACTCTTCTTTACTCAGAGACTTGATAGCCTTCTCAGGAAGATAACGCTCACCAGTAGCCTTCTTACCTTGAGTAGAAGGTTTACCAGATTTAGTACGCCACTTTTGTTTAGTCCACTTCTTAAGACTTTTTTGACTTTTTTTGAGTGCCACTCTTCTTTCCTTTAACTTTAGCCTGAGTTGTCTTAGATAATTCGTCTAAATGAAAAAGCCTTTTACTGCTTTTTGTATGTGTCTTACCTGAATGAAGCTTTCCATTAGGCATCTTGTGCATCCCTCCTTTATGAAGAGTGCCGTCTTTAAAATAATGTGGTACACCTTTAGCCACGATATCCACCTCCTGCTTTTTTATATTGCTGTGCTAACATCTGAGCTTTACGAGCAGACCATTGCCCTGCTTTACCGCCCTTAGATCCTGCTTTAATCTTATTAAACAATCGTTTACGCATAGTAGGCTTGGTATAATTACCTGCCTCATTTACTTTACTCTTAGTTTTCTTTTTAGCTGCCATCGTTACTTCCTATTTGATAAGGCAAAGTATCCACCAACACACCCACTCATAGCAAGATACTGTGTCATAATAATAGACTCTGCTTCAGCCATTCTCTCAGGTTGAAACAAAGTCATAATAGTTGTCAGCCCCATCAAAGTAATTAAGAACCAACACATATAACGCCTGTTTGATTGATGTTTCGTTACATCAAACTTAGGATCTTCATTCATTAGTTCTTACTCACTGGTGTTCTGCCATCCTCATAAGCCTCATTTATATGAGGAGTGTCAGGATTGTCAGGAATAAAACGACCTTTATTATCTCTGGATCTTTCACCCGTAGGTTCACCAAACAAAAAAGTTCTTACATTTTCTAACCAGCTCATGTTCTTCTTCCTTTTTTAAAAAAAATTAAGTTTTTCATTTGTTTTTGTATAAGATCTTGTTGTTCTTTTATTTCTAATTCCTGTTTTTTTATATTTTCTATCTGCTTTTCTATTGAATCCTTAACAATGTCATACGGTTTTGTCATACTCAAAGAGTATTGGAATAAGCTTCTAAAGAGTCAGCTATACGACCTGCTGACGCAGCATATATACCTCCTGCATCAGCTCTCTCACGTTGTCTTTTTGCTTCCTTTTCTATATCTGTTAGATTCTTACTCAAGTAAGACCGTGTTAAAGCATTTTCAAACTCCATAAACCGAGGGCTGTTAACAAAATCTTCCTCTGTTCTTGTGCCGTCTTTCGTAAAGGCCTCCATCTCCTGAGTATATCTTGCTGTTAACCCTTCGTTATCAGCTCCATATAATTGGAGATTAGCAGGGTCAGAAGATGCTGCAGTTGTTTCTGTTGTGGTGGTATCTGTTGTTACTGTGTTAGAGTTAGCGTTATCAATATCTGCTTGTGACGCTCCAAGCTGAGTGATGTCAAAATTAGCAGGTAGATTTACAGTATTACTACCCATACCTAAATCTTCAAAGATAGTACCAGGCATTGTATATGTGTAAGAACCATCAGCATTTTGTATTAAACCAGGAACACCTGCAAAATTACCACCTTGTGACTTTTCGTTTATGTCTTGTGGGCTTGGGATATCTTGATCAACAAAAGCGCCATCAACTCCGCTTGGGGCTACTCCCGTAGCGTCAACAGAAGGATCTCTTCTTGTGTAACGATAGGCTCCTGGTGTTGTAGCATACAAACCACCCGGCATTGTGTAATCCCTTGTATAATAGTTCGGCACATACCCAAACATACTGCTTCCAAAACGAGATGGGATGCCGCTGTAAGGGGAAGGGATGCCTCCTAATCCATAGTTCATCATAGGAGAACTAAAGCCTCCAAATTGTGATCTAAAGGACGGAACTCCCCCATAGGTTTCTTGTCTTCTTGGTGCCTGTTGGAGCCTGTTTAGTCTCCTTTGCAAAGCGCCTGCAATCCTTCCTGCTGATGGGGCATATATACTACTTTCTCCTGCTCGTGCAGTCTGTGCATCAAGATCAGACCTCAGTCTATCCTCATCTGACAAAGATCCTATTTGATCTATTAGTGTATTTTCAAAATCTTTAAACTGATCACTGCCAATAAACTCTTCTTCAGACCCACCCATTCCTCTATAAGCATTAAAAGTATTTGCGTAATCTCTATTTGTCTGATCTAAATCAACACCTGTTGTACCTTGCATAGGCATTGATCGTGTATATGGAGTTTGGAAAGGTGTGTAAAAATTAGGTTGAAACGAGCCAAAGCCACCATAATTCTGCATCCCAAAATTTCCGGGGCCTCCTGTCATTCCACCAATACCATAGCCCCCTCCATAAGAGCCAGGTGCTACATTCCCGTAACCTGCTGGAGGCTGAAGAGGGAAACGCCCCATCGGATTAGGTCCAGAATATTCTCCTGTATTAAAAGGATATCCACTTTGATTTGGAGTTGGAGGGATTGTTCCCTTGAAACCAGTGTCTCCAAAAAATAAACTTCCACCACCACCCATAATACTTATCCTATATAATCTTCGCCAGTTTCCATCATTTCAGATAACCGACTTGCCCTATTGCCCACTTGTTCAGCCCAACGACTGTCAAGCATTTCACTTGCTACATTAGCCCAGTCTTTATTCTCTATTGCACCTAGCATTTTAGCAAATTGCTTTAACTTTGGCATCCCTAAATTAAATGCCATGTCAATTAAAACTCTTTTCCTGACTTCATCTAACTCAGCATACCACTCAAAATTATTAATTAACTCTTCTTCACATATTGCTATGTCATTATCTAGCAATAAAT